CAACCTAAGGCTAAGAAAGACCTATATGGAAAAGACAAATCTGAGGGTATTTCCTTTGAGTCTTTTGAACAAAACATGGAAATGGTTAGTGAAGGCACATGGTCATTGCCTGACAATGAAGCAGAAGCAATGAAACTTGCTGCAATGATGGGACAACCTATTGCACTAGGCGATGCCGGCGATGGTGGTACTAATGCACTTGGTGGACTACTAGGTGATGATGAACTTTTTGATAGCATTGGCGCAGCAGGTGACAAGGATCCAGAAGGTGATGCCCGTCCAATAATTATTGGTTGGATGATGGATCATGTTGATGACTATGGTGAAAAGCGTGGTGAAATTTTGAAGATGGCACTGAACAAGATTCGTGCAGATGGCAATGACAGCGAAATGGTTATCCCAAGAATGTTCAGTGCCCCTCAGAACAAAAGTGTTACACAAGGCGAGCGTATGGGCAGCAACGCTGACGAAGTTAAAGCCAATGAAGAAGAAGAACTAGATGAAATGCATATGAAGTCATTACAATGTAAAGATTGTGGTGATATGCTAGGACAGCCTACTACAGATTGCCCACATGATTGTGATGATCCTAAAGGTGATAACTGGATTATGGTTGATGTTGATAATGATGGCGACATGGACATGGCAGTGGCAAATGAAGGTCGCATGAGTGATCTGTCACAAGAGATTGATGAAGTTATTGCAGACATGGAAGCAGATATGGAATTGTTTCCATTTACTAATGAATTCCGTAATGAAGTGATGAAGTCATATAATATTAAAGCGGCACTTGAAAAAGTCCTACCAGACTATGTTGCAGGATCTAAGATTAGAAAACTAGTTGGTGAAGAAATTGAAGAAACAGTTGAAGTTCCAGAGGAAGTAGACGAAGTGGCGGAAACCATTGCAAAAATGGCAGCAATGGCAGGCGTAGGGTCAAAATTTAAGAGCAACCACGGCATACACGAAGGCGAAGAAGGCTATCAAATAACACCAAGAAGCATAGTAGCAAGAGAAATGCGTAAACTACGAGACATAGAACAAGGCTAATAATAATAAGAATAGGAGAAAAGCGGTGCTAGGGCACTGCTTTTTTTTATCCAAAAAATAATAAAAAAAGTTATTGACATGATAAATAAAAGCGCATATACTATATAACATTATAGTATGTGAATAGGCACATACAAGGCTAAAACATAGGCACATTTAAGGAGAAAATAATGGCAACATCTTTGGCAGAAATTAGAGCAAAACTAAAATCACAAGAATCACGCAGTGAGCGTACAGGCGGCGGCGACAACGCAATCTTCCCACATTGGAATATACCAGAAGGATCAACGACAGCAGTTCGTTTCTTACCCGATGGCGATCCTAACAACACATTTTTCTGGGCTGAAAGGCTTATGATTCGATTGCCATTTAATGGTATTAAGAATGATATGAACAGTAAGCCAGTAGTAATACAAGTACCATGTGTTGAGATGTGGAGTGAAACCTGTCCAATCCTAACTGAAGTACGTGGTTGGTTCAAAGATTCAAGTCTCGAGGAGATGGGTCGCAAGTATTGGAAGAAGCGTAGTTATGTATTCCAAGGTTTTGTGACTGAGAACACACTTCAAGAAGACCCACCTGCAAATCCAATCCGCAGGTTTGTGATCTCACCAAGTATCTTTAACTTAATTAAAGATGCACTTATGGATCCGGATATTCAAGAAATGCCCACTGATTATACACAGGGCTTGGACTTCCGTATCAGTAAAACAACAAAAGGTCAGTATGCAGACTATAGCACAAGTAAGTGGGCTCGTAAAGAGACTGCACTTACTGAGACACAAATGGCTGCTATTGAGACACATGGTCTTAATACACTATCTGACTATCTTCCTAAACGACCTACAGAAGTAGAATTGCAGTGCATTAAAGAGATGTTCGAAGCAAGTGTAGATGGACAACCTTATGATGTTGCACGTTGGGGACAATATTATCGTCCATATGGCATAGATGCTCCTTCAACTTCCTCAACCTCTAGCACGTCTACTGTGGCAGCTCCAACTACCCCAACACCTGTTCCGACGGCACCAGTTGTAACACTTGCTCCACAGACTGAAACTGTGGCTGCACCAATTGCAATACCAATTGCAGTACCAGCGGCTGAAGGTGAAAGCAAGAGAGCAGAAGACATTCTTGCAATGATCCGTAATAGACAATCTTAATTAGGAAGGGCGGCTGAGATGTCGCCCTCTCATTATAATGGTGCAATATAATAACAATTTAGTATATCCAAAAATCTGTACGGTATTAAAGTTTCCTGTAGAACGTTTTATATATCCTATTTTTAAAAATGCCAGCACTAGTTTAGAAGAACTTAGTATTTCAAAAATATATAACAACCAAATATATAGCATCAGTACTATAGATGTTTATTGGCGAGAAGCCCAAAACCGTTTTAATAGTGGAGTAAACAAGTATTTAAAGAACAATAAACTTTTAGATTCATCAACTATTATAGAACTTATAAAACGTGGTGAACTTGTTAATAGACATTTTATGCCACAATATATGTGGTTGCATCATTTATATAAATATCACACAGGTACAATAAAAATCCTAGATATCAATAGTTTAAATATTCCTATACATAGAAACGAAAGCAAATACAAAGGTAATTTTATCGCTTCTGCACACTGGATCGAATTAGATAATCTGATATATGACAAGTTTGTTGGTGAAACAACAGATATAAAAGAAATAAACAAATATATAAAAAACGAAAGTCAACTATTATATAAAAAATGCATTGCCCAAGAATAGAACATTATGCTAGAATAAATAGCAACGGAACAATCGGTGGGTGTGGTCATATGATTACACACAGTAATTTTTCTAGTTTTAATGAAATGGAAAATAGCAACTGGCGTAAAAATCTATTAGTACAAATGGAAAATAATATTTGGCCCAAGGAATGTATAAGATGTAAACAAACAGAAGACCTAAATGGTACTAGCATAAGGTTAAATAGTATCAAACGTGACAAGATATTAAGTAAGTTCAATAAAAATTATATTCAATTGGCGGGCACATTGGATAACTATTGCAATGCTGCTTGTGTAAGTTGCAATCCTAGTTTGAGTACACGTATAGGCAGTCTTAAGAAATCCATGGTTATTAATGATAACTACGAACTATACAAAACACTTCCTCTATCGCAAGTTATTGAAATTGATATAAATGGTGGAGAACCAAGTATCAGTATTAACTACAATAACTTATTAGATAATATGCCCGAGAACGTAAAAATTTTACGTATAAACACAAATGCAAACACAAGAGTAAAACAACTCCAAGGTTTATTAGACAAAGGCATTACTGTAATCGTAACAGTTAGTTTAGACGGCTTAGAAGAAGTACACGAATATTTAAGATATCCTATTAAATGGAATAACTTTGAAAATAATTTAATGTACTACAAAGAGATGTCAACAAAATATAAAAATATGAAGTTAGATACTTGGACTACAGTAAGTTGTCTTAATGTTGGATATTTAAAACAAATACAATCATATTGTAAAAAATATAAAATAAGACACGAATTTGCATTTTTAAATCATCCGGAACCGTTGAATGTAAAATACAAAAATTGGTTTACTTCAGGTATAGACATGAAAGGTGTATGTATTGATAGAGATAATACAAAAGAATTAAATGCTTTTTTAAAATTAGAAGAAGCCTGCAGACCAGGATTAGAAAGGTTTTGGAAATAAAAGTAGCAATTATTTGTTTGACATAAACAAATATCTGTAATATAATATAATAATAGGCACACAGGAGATAAACATGGGCAAGCCATTCGACGTTAGTAAATTTAGAAAAGATATAACAAAAAGTATAGATGGATTAAGTATTGGCTTTCATGATCCAACAGATTGGATTAGTACAGGCAGTTACGCACTTAACTATCTTATTAGTGGAGACTTTCATCGAGGTGTGCCTATGGGTAAGGTTACTGTATTTGCAGGTGAATCAGGTGCAGGTAAGAGTTACTTTGCAAGTGGAAACATTATCCGGTCTGCACAAGAACAAGGCATATTTGTTGTAGTGATAGATAGTGAGAATGCACTAGACGAGAGTTGGTTAAAAGCACTTGGCGTTGATACTGATGAAAGCAAGTTGCTTAAACTTAGTATGAGTATGATTGATGATGTGGCTAAAACTATCAGTACATTTATGAAAGACTATAAAGCAATGCCAGACGGTGAAAGGCCTAAGGTACTATTTGTTATTGACAGTTTAGGTATGATGATGACACCTACTGATGTTAATCAGTTTGAAGCAGGTGATATGAAAGGTGATATGGGTCGTAAGCCTAAAGCACTAACAAGTCTTGTTCGTAATACAGTTAACATGATCG